CCTTCAATAGCAGAAATTAAATCTGATGATCTTGCTATTGTTGAGGGTATGGCAGATTCTAATATCTGGCTATTTGAGTCTAAACCAGCAATTCCCCCTGAAGAGTTTCTATCTGCCAATGGAATATAGTTTGTTAGACTAGTATTTATTTCTGTTCTTAAATCATCGACTGCTGTTAATGCAGATACAAGCACAGCTGTTCTAGCATTGTTTGTGGCTGAAATTGCTCTAGCATTAGTAAAATATAAATTGCTTCCTTCTGGAACGTCTGAAGTAGAAGATATGTTTGATATAGGCGGTATAAAACCTGAAAGTGCTTCGTCTGTATATTCCTTGGCCCCAGCGACTTCTTGATCTACATAGCCTCTTGTTTGTGTAATAAGTGGATTTACTATGTTATCAACTCTAGACTCTGTAAAATAAAGCCTTGTGCCTTCTTCTATATCAGAGGTTGTTAAAGAGTTTATTGATAATGTTGTAAATTCTTCAGCATCTGCTCTAGCAGTAATAAGTGCTGCTTCAACTTTTTCTGTCGCGTCTATTGCTGCAGCTAATTGAGCAGCATTAACTTTTGTAGTAGCGTCTGATTTTGCTTCTAATAAAGCGGAAGCGGCAGATCCTTCTACATCAAATAGCCCTTCTACTGCATTTACAGCTCTAAAATCTTCAAAATAAAGGTTATCACCTTCTTCTATATTGGTTGTTGTTATAGATGATAGTGCATTTTGTATTGCTAAAATAGCTTCTGAATCCAAAGATACTTGGTCTGGAAGTTGGCTTAAAGGAATCTTGCCATCTGAATTTAATGTGGCAACTCCATTAGCTAATCCAGGCTTAAGAGCATATGAAGATATTTCATTCCATCTTTGAGTACCATTACCTATTTTAAACTTAAGTGTATCTGTTTCTATACCAATTTCACCATTTAAAAGTAATGGGTTATTTGTTGCCCAGTTTGCTGCTATGTCTCTTCTTAATTGAATTTTATATGCCATTATGAACTACCTCCATCGAGTGATGGTGCATCAAAGTCTTCCGACCCTCCGCCTCCCAAAATCTCTTCTTCTACTGTTGTTGTTCCATCAAAAAGCCCTGCATCGAATAAGTTTTCTTGCACAAATGATGGGTTAGATAAATTACTGCCTGGTAAGCCACCATCATAGCCTATTATTTCAGGCAAAACTAATCCTGGTGTGTCAGGGTTATCTAAATTCTTAAAATCAATTTGATTTTGTATGTCTATTGTGTGTACATCTCCATCAAAGGTGTGGGTGTGCATGTAGAAAGGTGTAGGATCTGTGCTAGGTGGAGTAAGTTCTATCCAAGTAGTTCCATTGTGAACACGCAAATTTTTTGTAGTTGTATTTATATAAACTTCACCAACTTGTCCAAATGCTGGGTCTACTGAGGAGGCCAATAGCCTTAAAGGTACCAGCATCTGTCTAGACATAATTACCCTACTACAACTACTCTGTATTCTCCAGCTGATGGAGCGATTGCAAAGTTAACAGTTACTGAGTTAACATTAGTTCTAAGTACATCTGCTTCAACTTGTGCATAAGGAAGTGCTGCTTCAAATATCTGAACTGTTACGTCTGTTGTTCCTAAATTATGTGTTACTGTATATGATGTTGCTGAAGCTCCAAGTGTAGTTGCGTATTTTCTAGCAATTGCATGGTAGTTTGAACCATCATTTGTAAGTGTCCATTTGTCTGATGTTTCATTCCATAATATTTCTACATCAGATTCTGTGCCACGCTCTACTACTACGCCTGCGTCTGTTGTTGGTGCTCCAGTAAAATTGCTGTTAAGCTTTACTTTATTATCTTCAATGTTAATCTGTGTTGTATTTACAGAATTAACAGTTCCTATTACATTTAAATTTCCGCCAACTTGCAAGTTACCAGTTATTTCAACATTATCTGGCAAGCCAATTGTTACTGCAGCGTTATGCCCACTATTTGGTGAAACTGTAACTTCATTTGCTGTTCCAACAATTGTTGCTACATAGTCGCCAGTTGTTTGCTCATCAAGTGGTATTATTAAATCTACTTCGCCTGCGTCTGTTAATCTACCTTGTGCGTCTACTGTAAATGTAGGAACTTTAGTTGTTGATCCGTAATTTCCAGCTGATACCGATGTATCATCTAAATCTATAGTTGTTGTGCCAGTTGAATCATCATATGATTTTGTTAATCCAACTCCGCCACTTATATATGAACCAATAGCATCTTGAATGACTTCTAGTGAACCAGATGTAGAGATCCACTCTGTACCATTCCAGAAGTACATAATGTTGTCTTGAGAATTGTAATAAATTTGACCTGATACTGGACTCGATGGAGCAGAACCTAAGTTTTGAATTCTAGCATTGAGTAACTCATTCTTGTTTAGATCAACGCTAACTAAAAATTTTCTTGCCATTTTTTTATCTCCTTTTTAGGACAGGTATGCTGTCCCCGAAAATGGCTGAGCCATTGTCAATGTTATTTGGTTAATACTATTATAGTCTATTCCAGTTTCTAACAAGTCGCCTGAACTTGACTTAACAGAAACGTTGGGGTGAAATTGCAAATTGTGTGTAATAGATACAGAATATATGCCGTTTACTGGACCAGTTATTTGGCTCATTTCCCAAGAATACATATAAGATACTTGCTTGTCTAAAACAAAGCTGTCCTCAACATTCCAAGAATCTGAGGCCAGTGATTTTGGTCCCCAAAATCTTGTGGTCAAGGTGTCAAAATAAAAATCTCCTGGGGAACCTAGTGAATTAGCTGGATTTCCCTCTCCACTTATTATTGTTCTTCCAGGAGAGCCTGATGCTCTTACAACTACTAAAGGATTATTTTCCGTTACTATTAGGCGGGTTGCCATTATAATGTTACCGCCCTATTTAAGGTTAAATATCCTTCTAAAAGTCTTGTTACATTAACACTTGGGTCAATTAATACTAAATCATACGCCGATTTTGGATAAAAAAGTTTTTTAGTTCTTTCTGATGAAACTGAAATAGAAAGCTTTCCCAATGATGGGGTTATTGTAATACCGTCTTGATCCGTCAAAGTAAATGCTAGTTTTTTGCCACCTTGAGTATCTCTTACTTGCATTTTAGCAGTGTGATGATTTAATTGAATAGGAACATTATCTTCGTCTAAGTATTGAACCTCAAACGTAAATGTGGTGTTTTCATCTACTTGAAAATTTTTTTGCGCTGCCATTTTTTACTCCTAAAGAGAAATGCCCTTACACTATTTTAGCATAAGGGCATTCCTAATTGACTAATAATTACTTGGACTTAAATCCAAAGCTATGGTCGCTAGGCGACAAAGCCTTCAAAATAACTGGGGCAATTGCTGCAAATCCAGCAGCTACTAAATCTTTTGGATCTGTGTTTCCAGTCATGTAAAGAGCCATTGCTGCGGCTAAAAATGCTCTTCCGTAAGAGCCTAGCGCAGATAGAATTTGTTCTTGCATCGTTACTTTCCCGTCTTTATTTAAATCAGCTTTATCAAAATTTTTGATAGCCATATGATCATCTCCATTTGAGCACTGTTGCTCATGAATTTTGGTTTTACCCAATACCTTATTCTACCACTAAGCAGATATATCTACAAGCTCGCAGTTACCGTCTGAACTACACGCAAGTGTGGCATTTGTAGAGGTTCCATCTTCTGTCTCATAAAAAGATAAATCTTCCCAACGAATATTTACTGGCATTTTTGCAACAAGAGCGTCGTATTCTTCTTTTGACACTTCTTGATAAGGAGCTTGCTTATATGTATGATCTGAGTGAGGAAGGAATGAAATTCCAGAAACTTCATCAAAGTTTTTGTATACCCACGCTCCTACCTCCATCCATTCATCTTCTTTTACAGAAACTGTAATAGATGGCTTATGCTCACACCATGCTCGCTGGTACACAAGCCAAATATTTAAATGATCAATAGCTGTCAAATCATTTCTAACAATTGCTCCTTCTGGAGCTTTTACTGGAAATGAAAACACATATGTTTCATTTGGCTTCATTACATCATCTTCTACTGGAATTCCAACTTCTTTTAAGAAAACTGAAATTGGATCTCCTTTAGAACCACGAACTGTTCGAATGTAATATGGCGAGTGCCATGGATGCATTCCTGAAGATACCCCGACCAATTGAGACACTGTTCCAGAAGGCTTTACACAAGTAATAGCTGCGGACTCAGGAATCCCAATTTTCCCAGCCTCTTCTTTATTTGTTTCACGAGCATATTCTCTTAAAGACATTAGGTAAGCCTCTAAAGCAACAATATCTTGTTTACCAGACATAAACTTATGCCCAAATTGTCCAGTTAAAGAAACACCAAGAAGTCTCTCTTCTTCTGTGTTATCTTTCCAAATCTTTCTTAAGTACTTAAAGTCTGTAAGTGTTGATTGCCAAGTTCCAAGTATCGTTGCAAGTCTTACTTTGTTTGCTATATCTTCTTTTGTATCTTGCTCACGCAAAACTACTTCTGAAAGATTACAGAACTGATATGGACGCAAAATAATTTCAGAACAAGGGTTGGTCCCATAATGTATGTCTGCATCTCTGCGACCAAACTTTGCTGCTTGAGCTTGTGCGGCAGCTACATTATAAATACCACGTTCTCCAGACTTTGAATCATAAAGAGATTTCCATTCTGCAATAAACTGTTCCATTTCTGGCTTACGAGAATATGCAACTGAGTTATTAGACAAAGCTCTTTGTGGGCTTGCCTCCCACCAATTACCAGATTTAGCTTGAGCCATTTCAATATCATTTATGTTAGAAAGAGAAATCATTGCTGATCTTCTTACTCCACCAACAACTACAACTTCACCAATCTTACACATGATGTCATGGCACTCAATTGGCTTAAGGTTTCTTCCAGCGGCATTCTTAAATTTTGCAATAGTAAAATCAAATAAATTTACTAGGGGCTGTGGTCCAGATGATCTTCCACCCATTGTCTTTAATCTTGCGCCAGAAGGTCTAACTTTTGTTACATCAATTGCTGGAATATGACCTGTCCAGAGTAGTGCAAGAAGTTCACGATATGCCTTTGCCCAACCTTGCTTTGAATCTTCAACAACAATTACCGTGTCTGATTTCTCTAATTTTTCTGGGACAGCAGGTAGCTTATTAATGTACTTGTATTCAACTGAAAATCCAACACCTGTTCCACACATCAAAACATACATTGTTTCGTCAAAGGAACGCGGGGAATCAACTGGTAAAAAAGCGCAGTTATATCCAGCGACATTATCTCTTTCAAGAGCTGCGCCAGATGTCATAACAGATCTCATAGATGGCATAACATTTCTTTCAAATACAAACTCTTTTAATTCCGCAACAAGCTTTTCATTTGGAATGTAATTATGGTTTTCTTCTAGATGCTTTGTCATAAAGGAAAAATATCTATCTACTGTTTCTCCCCATGTCTCTCTACGTCCTTCTAACTCTACCCATTTAGCATATCTTGATAGTGCAATAAAATTCTCATAGGGATTTTCAATAGTATTTTTCATTTGTCGCCTTTTCTTCCGCCTAACGGATTGATTATTTTTGAGTGAAGTCTAAGTGTACCAAAGTTTTTTATAAAAGAAAAGACAATGTAAAATTTTTTGTTGTTTTTTAGTTAACTATAATATATACTATTTACTATATATAATATATATTGATTTAGTTGATTTGCTGACCCCCCGACCCCCCTATTCGAAGTATACTATTTCAATTTTCTTTGTCAAGATAAAAATGATTTGACATGTTCTTTGTTACAATGGTATGATTGTGGTTCGCTATCTCTAAAGGAGGAAATGCCAATGGAGAATATAAAAGAAAGTTTGAGCAGTGTTGTTCATCACTGGACAGCAATTGCAGTAGCAACAATGTTTCTGTTTTCAAACAGCAATACTGTTGCACTAGCTCAAGCAGAAATAGTAAAACCAAAGACAGAAGTACAACTTAAGAAAGAAACCTTAGAAAAGTACAGCAATACTGTTTATAAGCCTTCAGAAATGCTTACGGACTCAGAACTAATAGAACTGTTGTCCACAGTAGGATTTGAAGGAAAAGCCCTTAGAACGGCTTGGGCCATTGCTAAGCGGGAGTCTAACGGACGCCCATTAGCTTACAATGGTAACAGAGCAACTGGAGACAGTTCTTACGGAATTTTTCAGATCAACATGTTGGGTAATCTCGGCGTAGATCGTAAAGAAAAATTTAACTTGAAGTCAAATGAGTCGTTGTTTGACCCAACTAAAAATGCAGAGATAGCGTATTACATGACCAATGGCGGTACTGATTGGTCTGCTTGGAAGGGTTTAACCCCAAGAGCAATGGAATTTTATTTAAAATTTCCTAATAACTAGAAAGGATTTATAGTGAAGATACAGTATGTGTCTACATATATAAAACTTTCTTTAGAAGGCCTTGTTCCTAAGCTTTTATGCCCACAGGATCAAGGTCTTCTATTTTGCAACGGAGATGGGGAATCAACTGTATACCTTTATTGTCTAGAGTGCAAATACAAGAACACGCTTGGTTTACAAAAGTATGACGATATAGTAAAATTGGTAAATGAACAAACAAAGTGATTTTGAGTCATCCATACTTTCTGAAACAGATGCTATGGGAAGAGAAATTTGGTGGACAGATGCAGGAAGACCCTCAGATCCAACAAAATAACCTGGAAGACAATATTCCAATGGTTACATATATAATGTTACACAGAATATATGATTTGCTAAGTCTTATAGCTAGCAAAGTTGCAGATCCAAAAGAAGTAGAAAAAATGATTGAGTATCATGAGGCGGGATACCTATTGGGGCCAGTTCCGTCATTTAACCCAGGAGAAGAAAATGAATAAAGATCAATTGCTACAGTTTATGATAGAGGAATTTGAAAGTGCAAACAAGCAAGCCATGATTTCTAGCGGTATGAGTGCACAAGAAGCGGAAACCAAGTCATTGGAGTTTAAAACATCAATAACATTTATTTTGTCTCAGGTAGTAGACAAGATGTTTGAAAAAAATATATTCTAGGTATTGCTTTTTAAAAATATTTCTTGTACTATAGAATTACGCTAGTTGAGTAAATCCTGGCGTATGCATGAAAATGCAAGTAAGCCCCTGGATCCGCCTCCAGGGGTTTACTCATGCTATAATATGTATATAATGGCCAGAGATTATTTTGCAAAATACATGATGAGTCCTAAATTTCAAGAAGATCAAAAATTGAGGGCTGACCACAAGAGTGTTTGTCAAAGATGTCGTGATGGAATAGTAAAATTTTATTTTAAAAAACTTATCAATAGGGGGAATAAATAATGTTCTACGATAGAGAAGATTGCACAAAAGTTTCATTTTTCCCAGACGATTATGGAACACCAAGCGGAGTGTTTTTATTCAAAGGGTTTTTTACTGATGAAGAGTGTAAGTTAGTAGAAAACGGTCTTGTTGGACACGAACTAAAGGGTAACTATCAAGATACACTGATAAGCTGGTACGCCAATAAGGTTAGTCCCCCACTAAAAGACTTGCACCAGATTTGGGAAAAAGCAAGCGAATTGCTATATCCAGAATACGTTATGCACCCTCAAGCAAATGTGCTTATAATCACCCCAGAAATGAACGAAGGAATGTTTACTCATTCAGACTCTCCTGGTAAAGGAGAATGCCACAGATTATCTCAGGTTGACGTATGGAAGACATGCTGTGAGCTAGATTTTGGCTTAGTCGCATATTTTGGAGATTTTGAAGGCGGAGAAATCTTCTATGTAAATATTGATTCAGATGGGAATAAGAGCGATGGAGTAAGAGATAACAATCGATTAGTCATTAAGCCAGAAAGAGGAGATCTTGTTATTCATGGTGCATTTAACCCACACGCACATGGAGTAATGCCAGTTACATCTGGAGTAAGATATGCTTTTTCAAACTTTGTTCTAAAAGCAGAGGATAACCCAGGAACATTTTATAATTACAAGACTCCAGAATATTACGAGCAAATTAAAGATAAAGACTCTATGAACCTTGATCAATTTATTGGAGCATGGATGCAGCCACTAAAAGAAAACCCACAATTTACTAAAGAGCTTATTCACAAATATCAATCTTCTGGATTAGAAGGAGAAGCTCTCTCTGAAGCATTTATGGGAGAATTTAAAGAGCATTAAACGCCGTATAGTGCGAAAAAAGTGCGCCGCGAGTAGAAGCATATTCTAGTCAACTGTAACATATTGTTTCACATGAAACATTTTATCTGAAATACCCCTTATAAAGCCTCTAGAGGCTCTCTAAGCCTTTACTAGGCTTTTTGCCTACACAAGGGCGGGAGAGGGCCAAAAAGTCCCTTTACGACGATATCCTTTATTGTCCCAAGTATAATCAATAGGACGTATATAGATCAAGGTATTATATAGACTCATCTTCGTCATCGACATCAAAGATATCTTTAATCCCGCCCATTTTTTTAACTTCGTATAGAAATATAAATACTGGAGCTAGTATTGCAGATATAATTAATACTGCAGAGTAATATTTTTTTCTCATATATATATCCTAGTCAACTGCAATTATACTAAGTTTATCT